GTTTGCGGTTACTGACTGGGCGGCTTCTACCGTTTCGGCGGTTGAAGCGTCTTTGACGGTGTCTTCCACTTCGTCTTCTCCTTCTGTTGGTTGTGCTTCAGGTTCGATTGTCGAATCTGAAATTTCTGTTTCGCCTTCTGTGGCTGCTACTTCTGCAACGCGTGCTGATCGAATGGCAGGTTCTGATGTCAATGCAACACCAGTCATTTCACCCTTTAGAATGCGCACTGTTCCGTCTTTAAGTGTTTCGTATTCGTCAAAATAAACTTCAACGCTGAAACCGTCGCGCAAACCTTCAGCGGCTTCAACCAATGCGTCATTTCCCGCAGTTGTTTCAGCAATTTTGAATGTTGCGTCAATGCCCTGATCGGTTGATTGAATTGAAAGTGTTTTGCCAATGCGACGTGTGCGGTCGTGTTCAAGATTAAGCAGCACCGGGGTTGCTTCAATTGAATTTTTTGCAAACTGCACTTTACCTATTGACGCGTTGCCAGTTTCTTCAAATGTGACAATGCGCCCTGTAATTGTGCGACTGTTTGAATCGGCAGCCGTGATTGCAATTGGTGTGATCAGTTTTTTCATAGCAGCATGTCTTCTTCCTCGCGTATTTCTTCGATCGACATTGCGCCGATACGATTTAAGATTTCATAGACCTGCGCGCGTTCGTAAGGATTGCCACGAAGGAAATCGTCAAGATCAAACATGACTTTGTTGCCTGCTGGTGTGAAATCAGCAAATGAAAGGCGTTGTTCAATTATGGACATGTAATTTCTAAAAGCAAAATCAACCAGGTCGCGACGCTTATCAAGTGCGTTTGAATAAGTAAATGAAGATTGTTGCGAATCTGTAAAGTATGCAGGCAAGCCGCAAGCGCGTGATAATTCAAGTGCAACGTAATTGCGGGCTTCGTTTAACTGCAAATTCTTTGGGTCGTAACCAATTGTTTCAAGCGTTACGTCAGCATTTAAAAACGCGGTTGATTTGTTGCTGCGTGCGGTGCGCCATGATGACAACAATTTTGCGACGCGGTCTGCTGGAAGTGATGTGCCATTTGATTTTAAAACCATTTGCGGTATTGGTTCATTGGCAAAATTCATTGAAGCCTTTTCAAGTGCGGCAGCCGCCTTGATTGTGCGACCTGCGCGTGCAAGCAAACCTTCTTGCGTGTTTGGAAACACGACTAGGTTTGTCGGGTCAATTGGTGTGCCATCTATTTCGTAAGAATCAATTTCTGTTCCATTGGCGTTTGTTGTGATTGAAACGCGTTCAGGTGCAACACGTTCCATTGCACGAATTTTTCCCGTGTCGGCATAACGTTCCATAACGTAGCCATACGCAGAATTGTGGAAAAATAAATCTGAAATTATCCATGCCCAAAATGTTGAACCTGGGATTCGTGGGTCAGGCTGATTGATCACGCGCGGTTGCGTTACCTTCTCCCCTGTTGCTTCATTGCGTGTGTGCATTGGCAATGACGAAATCGTTTGAATGATTCCTAATGCGCGCGCAACTGTTGGCACACTCATTGCCTCAGCACGATTGGCATTTTGTATGCCGAACAAGAAAAAATTATTGTTTTCAGTAAAATACGGCGCAAGTGAAGCGTCAACATCTAAAGGCGCGGCTGGAACGGCAGCCGCAACCTTTGGCACAAATAGATCAAATAAACCCATGTGCAAATTGTGTCAGGCTTATACGATCAACCCACCATGATGTCAAGATCATTCTCTGGGCGTGTCGCGAAATGTGTCGCAAGTGCAACTGCCACTGCCCCGCACACGACCGATTGGCTGGCACGTCGACCGATAACCCAGCCGCCGTCGCCACGACGCAATTGAACCGCTGCCAAGACTTCTTCGGACAACTGCGACTGCCCACGGTGTTTTAAACGACCTGAATTGATCGCTGACAACATTTCGTCACACGCTTGCGCATAAACGCCGTCCATGTCGAAAATTGGAATGCCAGCAGGTGCAAGGCGGGCTGCTACGGCTGCGCTGGTCTTTCGGCTATACAAAACGTATTCGGTTGGGTATTTGCGCGCATAATCGGCAAGATCGTTGGCAATTGCCTTATCGTCCAATTGAAGATCGTTTTGCCAGGTGTGCAGTAACTTCACAACAAATTGTTCCCCGCCCAATTTTTGCGCCCCAACAAGTGAAGCAAATTTTCTGCACGGCGAAAGATCGATTGCCAACCATGTCAATTTGTCAAGATCAAGGTCTGCGGATTTGTCCAGGCAATTACCCCAACTTGCAGCGTCCACCGCGCTATTGATCGCAACAACCCAGCGGCACAACACTTCGGTCATGACCACGTCAGGTGGGTCGTTCAAAACGCTTCGTACGTTGTCCGCATGAATAAGCGTACCCATTGAAGGATTGGCGTACCGTGCATTTTCCACGCTGATTTCGTCGGTCGGTGCTGACCATTCAAAATAGCCGATATCGTCCTCGACCCCTGCAATGGAAGCCAACGCCCTATCTCGAAATTGGTTCAACACCACGCTGGAAGAATCGCCCGCGTTTGTATACGCCATGACCATTGGGTTTGCCGCGGCCATAAGGGTATAACGCAACGACGCAAAACTTTCAATGTCAGTCATTTCGCGCAATTCGTCCAAGTGAATCGTCGAAGGTCGGGAAACACCACGGGCAGCCGAACCACCCGCGCGGACTATGAACCTATTTCCCGTAATGGTTTCGATTTCCTCACCGCCGTGTTGCCAGCGAATCTTCTTTACCTGTTTTCTCAGGTTGTCGTTGCCGTCGATCATTTGAACCATTGCCCTGAATTGTTCCAGCGACGTGGACAAGCGGTGCGCCGAACCAATTTGTAGTTTTTCGTCCCATAGGAACAAACCGCCCAAAATACGAATCAGTTGCAAGAATGATTTTCCATTCTGACGTGCGACCACGATCGTATTGACGGGCGAAGCCCACCGACCGTCAGCCTTGATTTTGTGCGTATGAATCAATGCAAACTTTTGCCATTCCATGAGATCGATACCCAAGTCCGTTGCCAAATCGATCAATTCACCCCCGCGTGAAGGTAAATCGTTCAATGGCGTGTGAATTCTGGGCGTTTGTACGCCTAAAAGCGGTATTTGCAGGTCTGCGTCCCTACCCAAAACCGTTTGCAGCCCTTTTAAGCCTTCTTGGGTTGGTTGGTGACCTTCTATGACCTTTTCAGTCATTTTCGTGGCTTCTTGAGTCGTTTGGGGGGAAAATGAAACACGAAAGGGTCAGGGGTGTCGTAGCGTTACTAAAAAACCTACCCCCCTTCGAAGAATTGCAACTTCCACACAATGTTTGAAGATTCCAGTCCTGATCGCCCCCACCTGCCAAGCGTGGCGTTATGTGGTCGACCGAATTGCCTTCCCCACCACACATTTGGCATGTGTAACCGTCACGCTGAAGAATGCGCTGCCTGATCTTGCGCCACTGGCTTGTGCTTCCATTGTCTTTCAATGCGCTTGACATCAGTAATAGTTCCGTTCCTGGTGGAATGCCCATGCTTTGCATGGTGTTTGATAACGAATTGTTATGTATTTGATTGTTGCGTCAATCTGTCTGAATGGGTCAAGGTCACGGTAATGCTTCGATCGCATTTGACCCAATCCGAAATGACTTCCATTCTTTGCAACGTATGACCACCGTGATTCCTTTGTGATGATCTTGTTAAAGCATTGAAATTCTTTGTAATCAAGAATCCTAGAATGTGCATATAACTTCAAATGATCTATTGAATAGTTTGCTGATTCTGCTACTGGAATGCTTGTTATTGAAAGCATTGCCGTTATGGCATAAACCTTGCCCATTAGATCGATTCGCCCTCGCGCGCTATCCGCCTCAGCGGCGCGCTTCAAGCGAGTAGATCGTACCGCGCCTGTCAAGTAATTGAATAACTTACGCATAGCGTTGGGCGTGTCCCACAAGTTTTTTGCACCTGTGTATAACTTCTGTGGATAACTTTTAACGTGTAATGACTTCAATTGAACCCCACCCTTCACGCTTGATGTGCAATTTTGCCATTTGCATGCGCTGATGATGATCGACGACAACTTTGCGCGGTGCTGGAAATTCCCGTTGTTTTTGCACTTCCAAGCATGTTTCAAGCCGTGTATCAAACACGACCAATTTAGTTTCAATGCCTAAACGTTCCGCCAAATTTAGCCACAATTTACGGTGTGTTTGAATAGTGTGAGTACCGTCAGCAATGATGTGTTTGCCTTCTTCGGCTGCTTTGACCGCTTTGAACCTTTGCAATTGCATAAATGCGGCAATGTCCAATTCACGGTTTATTCGTACCGCTTCGGTGTTGTAAATGTGTTCAAACCCTGTTTTATTGTTTCGCACCCAAGTTGATTTTCCCGCCCCTGGTGCGCCCATAAGTACGACGATCATTGATGACCCCAACCGTCGCCTTTGAAGGAAATGCCAAAAGTTGAGTAGACCCGACTCATGTTTTGCCCGCAACATATTGGGTTTCGTTCCTCATGGATTGACTTATCCACCTCAACACGGATTTTGCACAATGTGCATTCAAATTCATAGATTGGCACTTGAATCCCCTATCTGTGCAACCCCCATGATTTCGCACTTCGTGCATTGGATTACTTCCACACCTTCGGGCAGGTTGTCCGTTATTTTGTGGATTAACTGAACTGTCACCTTCTTGCATTTGCGACATTCAAATTGCACTTTGTCCATAGTTGGATTTCCTCAAATTCTCGATCGGCTGAAGATTGATTTGCGTAACCCACCAATTCGGTTGCTTAGAATGGCGATACTTGGGACGTTGTGCCATTGCAACGGGTATCCAACCCGCTATGAAGTAGTGGGGTGCTTGACCAGTAACTAGCACTGCAATGTCATTAGGTCGATCATATTCATGGACGATCAATTGCCCGGCAACGTATTTCGTCCACCGTACTTCGATCGCATTGCCTACGTCGGCTTTGACTTTAAGTTTTTGTTCATAAGGGTCAAACGGAAGATCGAAGTATTTTGCAACGACCCATTCGCTACCAATTGCTTCAGCAGTTTCGACAAGGTATTCATAAGTCGAAAGGTCTTTTTGGTATCGCTGCGGATTGGACATTGTTTTGCCCGTATCTGTTTCCCACTTGATCGCCGATAACATGCAGACCATTTGTTCAGCGTGCGTCAATGTCATTTTCACCGACAACCACCGCACAACCAGGCAAGTTTTTCGCCGCCCTGTCCGATTTTGTAACCAAACGCGTCAATTTTGACGATAATAGAACACCCGTCGCATTGTGCGACTTTATATTCGGCAATGACTTCACCGTTGTGCAAGAGTTTTGCGGTCATGTCTTTTGGATAGATCACTTCGACGTAGTCACTCATACCTGCGGCTTCCATTTTCCGTCGCTTGCAAGTACGTACCAGGCTGGCGCGCATTGGGTTGCTTTCGTGCGTTCGGTGCAAAAGTAGCCGCCCCAATTCTTCGGTGCGCCTTCATGGGCTTGCTTCCAAATGCGGTGACCATGAATGCATTGCGGTGCTTCGGCTACCAATTGACCACCCAATTGTTTTGCAATTTCGTCCATTGATGACCCCAATGAAGGAATGCCTGATTGTTCGGCTTCGCCCGCGGTTTTGTAACTAGGCACGTCGCCGAACTTTTTTGTCCAGGGGTCATAGTCGTCAGCCGTGGATTTGGCAACCGTCGTGCTGATCGTTTCGACCTTTTCCATGTCTTGACGGGTTGGACGCTTATCCGTTCCCAGCAATAGACCAATGGCGCGTCCAATGCTGGAAGTGACCGTATCTTCGCAAAAGAATTTTTTCATTTGGACGTTGTAGGTTGCCACGTTGCCGAATGCGTAATCGATCGCCGAAGGTTTTTCGTCTTCGTACTCTTTGAAGATTTGGGTCTGAACTAAAATGAAACCCTTTTCAGCATTGAATTCGACAATGTGATTTTCAATTCGACCCGTTGGGTGCGTTTCCCAAAAACGTTTGATTCGTGCAGCAACGTCTTCATAGTTGTCCAGGAAACCCGCCATTATTTGACCGCCTTATTTGCCAAATGACGAACCATTGCTTTACGGCGTGCTATGCCTTCGCGCTTGCCTTCTTTGAAGCCTTTTGCGTATCCCGCGGCGGCTGAAATCACCATAAGAATGATGACAAGCACCAAACGACCCAACGTTTGCGGGTCTAATAGATCAAGTACCATTTTGAATTCTCCCGATTCTAGGCGGTAACTGCTACCACCTGACATCAGGGTGACGCATGATTGGCGCGCCGTCAAGAACCTTGCGTGTTTGTCGGCGTGTCTCCAGGCTTGGGCTTGGATTTGAGTCCGTTGCCAGCAAGTACGCCGCCCAATGAACCAGTCAAGAAAATTGCCAGGGTTTTTAGTAGATCGATAAAGGCTGCGTCGTTGGGTGCTTGCGCGCTGACTGGTTGCGTGACGAAAATCAGTGCGTAGGTTATGCCGACGGTTACAACCAAAAACACCGCTGCAAGGGTTGAACCAATTATCAAAATGAGTTGCGCGTGGACTTCTTCAGGGCTTTTGCGGCGGGCTGGTTTGTTGCGATTCAATTCCAAGTAGGTCGTCAGTGCATGTTCCAGTCGGGAGACATTGCGGTTTTTGGCAATGCGCTTTCCCCCAGTTGTCGAATTCTTGGCATTCATAACGTGTCCACCCCTGATACCCGCAAGCGGACTGGGTTAGTGCAAGTGCCCAAACCAACCCAGCCGCTGCGAATCTGCGGTTCACTTCCCCGTAGAACCGAAGGCTTTGTCGTTTGGATTCAACCAGCGCAAAACAACTGGTGCGACTGCTGCCGCGCCTGCCATTGCAAGGGTCTTAGGGTCAGTCACGCCCGCCATGTATAGGGCAAGTGCTGCCGCCATGAATGAACGCGCCCATGACGCGGCTAGGGCTTTTGCTTGTTCCATTTTTTCTCCTTTGTTGGCTTCGCTGCCGACTTTGGCATTTCAACGATTGGAAATTCTCCCTTATAGGGCACAAACTTTGGAATACCAAAACCGACGATTTCCTTGCCTTCACCGTATGACCGAACCTTGACCATAACCATTCCGCCGTTGCGCTGGTCGCCTGTCCCGCTGGTGTTGCCTTCGATCGTCAAGCATGTCTTCGAATCGATAAGCCCGACCACAATTCCAATGTGTGAAATGCGGTCAACACCGTCGTGCGGGAAATCCATAAATGCCAAATAACCCAATTGCGGCATGTTTGACCAGCGTTGAATTTCTTTGAATTTGTGTGCGCCAACGGCAGTTCCCACGACTGAATGAATCTTGACCCCTGCCTGCGCTGCACACCAATTGACAAATGAACCGCACCACGGCAACCCGTCGGCTTTTGTAAATTTGCCGTACTTTGTCAAGTTGTCGCCTTCTTCGATCGTGCCGACTTCAGCCGCTGCGACTTCAATCAAACGCGCGTTTGTGCCGTCAGGATAAGTCATTAATCGCCGCCTGTTGTTCGTCATACTTTGATTTCAACATTGAAGTAAATTCTCCATTGCCGTAGTCAATGATTGCGTGTTCTACGCCTTGACTATCTTCGATAAAAGTCACTTTTTCCATTTTATAACTCCGCACTGAATCCGATGTAGCCTGCTGTGTTGTTATTGTTTCTTAAAACATATGATCTTAACGCAACCATAACTCCAGCCGTTGTTGCATCAATCATTGTTTGTTGTGCTCCGGGAATAGCCATAGCCAAAGAAGTGACTGCATATGAATTTCCGCCGTAGTCGGCTAATTGTAAATTGGCAAAATCAACGGAACTTGGCGCAGTGCGCATTGTAACGGGATTAAGAATTGGAATTGCGCCAAGTGTCGTTGAAACCCCAATGCCTAAGCCGTACGTTGAAAATGCATTTCCTTGTGTACTTCGCCAATAATAACGCTGGGACAACGCCAATTCGCCAGCAATTGAACCGCTTGCCGTCTGAAATGGACTTGCAAAACTTCCTGCCTCGACCTGGAGACCCCAAAAATCTATTGTGTTAGTTTGAATACCAAGTGAACCCGTACGAGAATTAAAAGAAGTGCCAGCAGATGCCCATAAAGCCAACCTTAGAAAATTATCAATTCCTCCAATTGTTTTACCTGAAATGCTAGGCACTGCAACGGTTACCGAATAACGCGCCCATGACGTTGAAAGTGTTACTTGTCCGCCATAAGTATTTACCCCAGACGAACCACCTGTTCCAAATTCTTGTGCTAATTCGACCGCAATTTTTGGTGTTCCACTTGCAGCCTTAGCCCAAAAAGATACTGTTGCGGTTTGACCTGCAAAAGTTCGGACGCTTTCAATGTCTTGCGCCAAACGTGAATTTGCCGTTGTTGTCGTTTGCCCCGTCGACGCAAGACTAAAATAATTTCTTGCTTCGTATCCTGCAACTGGTGCAGTTCCAAGAGTGAAAGTCTGCGCCGTGCCAGTAACTGTTCCGTCACCATTAAACATACGCATGCGATCAAATACAAAAGTGCCGTTTGTTGTGCCAGTTGTAAATGCCCTTTGATTAATGTTGAAATCACCATTAATGATTTTATTTTTACCAGCAGCAAATTGACCGCCGCCGAAATTTGCCTGGTCAAACGAAACTGTTACGTCGCCCGAAGTGCCGCCGCCAGTGATACCAGTGCCAGCAGTGACGGCAGTAACATCGCCTGGATTTGGTGTTGTCCAAACAAAATCCATGTTTGTGTTGGAATTCTTTGCAAGAATTTGACCCGTTGTTCCACCTTTAAGGTCTGCCAATGACGTGTCAACGGCTTGTCCAAAAACCTCAAAATCGGCGGGCAGGTCTGTGACCAAATCCGTCGAAGTGGGCATTTGCCACCCGAAGTTGCTAGTTGGGTTTGTCATGTCTTCTCCTTCTTAGGTGATAATTGTTGCACGTGCCCAGTCAAGTGTCGGCGACACGCTTGACCACGTGAAAGTGTTTGCAATTTCGCGCCATTCAAGTGCCTGCAATGAATAGGCAACGGGCGAAAGATTTACCGAAACCGAAAGGGTGTTATAGCCCGCACGGAACGTCCAGCCTTCGACGAAGCCCTGGAAGATTGACCCCATGTTGCTAGGTAGGTCGTTGACGGCAACGGGCATTCCCATGAATAGTTCGATCAATGCGTCACGATCTGCGTCGTCGACTTCAGGGTTTGTCAGGTCATAGGTAATTTCGCGAAAGATTGGCTGCGGGTCTTTACGCAGTGCCAAATAAAAGTTTGCCTGGGCAGTCGCGTCGGCTGCATTGTGAAGCGTCGTTGAAATGATCTGGGAAAGTGTGCCGTAAGTATTGATTGAAATTGCGTCGCTGGCAGATTGTTCGGCGCTGCTGGTTGCGCCGTATTTGATCGTCAAATTGTTGCGAACGTCGCCTGCACGGGTTTCAGTACGCAAGCCCGCTGCGCGTGCCTGGTTTGCCGTTATTTGGACGTATCCGTTTGCCTGCAAATAAAGGCTTCGGTGTAATGCGCTGGCATATGAAATGCGCCCGTACCCGTCTTCGTAAATGTATCCAAGACCCGACGTTGCCAGGGCTGAAACCAATGAATAAACGTCGGTTCGACTACTTGAACGCGCTGCCAGTTCATAATCGCCTGGGCGGTCGATTTCGCCCAAACCTACGTTTTCAGCCGTTGCCCAGGTTGTTGTTGGGTCGTATGTCGCCCAACTCAATGCCGCTGGCACTTCTGCCCAAGTGTTAAGCAATAAATCTGACAAAATTTCCCAGATTTGATCGCCGTCAAAATCCTTTGAAAGCACGCCATTGGTCAACGCTTTTGGCAACCGTGCCAACGCACCCAATGCGGTGATCGAATAAGTCTGCGTGAACATGGTCGTGCCCACGTCCCGCACTTCCAACGCAATGTCAACCACGCTGCCGCCGAATAGTGGCACGAACGTGTTTGTCGTGTCTTTGATCTGAATTGAAATTGTTGAATTGATTGCAACGGGAATAGTTGTTTGGTCAAGGTCGATCAATTGAATGTTCGTGTAACCCGCCTGCGCCTGTTCGTAAATGTTTGTTCGACCGCTTTGAATAGTCAGGTTTGCCAAAATTGCATTGGTGTATTCAATGCCGTCGATTTCGACTTTCCAAACGGGTGACCACTGCGTCATGCTGTTACGAAGGCGGTTGCGCCGCCCGTGCCGCGGTAGAACGAATTGTTTAAGGTTTCAACGATTGTGCGTGCAGTGCCTTCTTTATCTAAAGCACCCGAAACATTTAGGTTAATTGTTGTACCCATTGATTCGGCTTCAGCCTTACGGAATGAACCAGGGTTGAAACTTGATGAAACAACTTTTGACGCAGCCGCCGAAGTTGACGCGGCAACTTTTGAAGCAGTTGCAACGCCTTTACTACTTGACGCAGTTGATGTTCCGCCCGTTGTCGTGAAACTTGTACCACCGGGCATTGTTCCACTAAAACCTGACCCGCCTGACGTTGCTGGGGTAGCACCAATTTTTGGAATGAGTGAAACATCTTTTCCAAATTGTATTGCGTTGTAACCCTTGATAATCAGGTTAATACCGTCAATAGCAAAATTTATCAATGGTTTAATCGCACCCAATACTTTTGCAATGATTGCCAAAACCAATTCCGCAATGTCACCAACAACGGTCACCGCTGCACCAATTGCTTTTCCGATCAATGGTGCAACAAATTTGATAACGTCCCAAAACGCCATGAAATTTTCTTTGTTGTCAACAATGACTTTTTTCAATTTTTCAAAAAGTACTTGCCAGGCTTCCAGAACTGGGGTCGCAATGTCTTTGATTACTTTTGCAACCTGTGTAATTACATTGCCAAAACCGTCGCCCTTTGTCAGGCTGAACGCGTTTGAAAATGCGTTGATTGCTGGCAATGCGTTTTGGTTGATAAATTGCAATAGTTTGTCAAGGATTGGAAGCAATGCAACACCGACGGTTTCTTTTGCTTCGTCGAAGGCGACCTGAACGCGTGCAATTTGTCCCGCGTATGTATCAGCATTTCGCGCTGCTGCACCACCAAACAAGTCCGTCAGGCGACCTTGTACCTGTGTAAAACTCATGGTTTTCAATTCGGCAGCCGATAAGCCAATGCCTAGTTTGCCCAATGACGCAGTGTTGCCGTCATAAGCCTTGCCCAATGCGTTTGCTACCGCTTCGACAGGCTTACCCGTCGCCGCACTAATGTCTAACGCGGTTGCAAGTAAATCCTGGGCTTTTGTAATGTCGCCCGTCGATCTAACCAGGCGACCCAATGCTGGACGCAATTCGTCGTCAGCAACACCCGTTGCAAGTGACATTTTGAGAATTGAATCTTCGGTTGCTTTGATTTGTGCTTGGGTCGCACCCGTGGCATTTTCCAACGCCAACGCCAATTGTGTTTGTGCCTTTTCGTCGGCAATAGCAGCCTTTACGCCTTCGATACCAATTGCGATTGCGGCAGCACCAGCAGCGGCAGCAGCAGCGGCAAACGCCTTGCCAATTTTTGCACCAGCCTTGCCAATTTTATCGCCAAATGAATCAACGTCGCCGCTTGCGGTTTTTAGCGATTTGTTTAAGTTGTCAACGTCTCCAAGAATGGAAAGTTTGAGGGTACGACTGCCCGCCATTTAGTCATACTCCTTCACAATTTTGGAAAATGCTTCTTCCCATTTTTTGATGATCTCAGGTTGTGCACTGCGTAAGGTTGGATAGATAAACCAACCGCGTGACCCGCGACCTTCACGACCTGACCAGACTGGAAATTGTTTCCAGCGGTTTGAACCAAATTCTGCGCCGCCCCATAATTGTTGCGTTGTACCGCCGCCGCTTAACTTTTGTGCAGCAAAACCAAATGAAATCTCGCCAATTTTTGATGACTTTGAAACTTTTGAACCTGCGGCAACGCGGTCGTCTAATCTGTTATTTGTTCGACCAGCAGCGTCAACAATTTTGCCGCGGACGTATGCAGCCAATTCCGAAGTGGTTTGTTTTGCTTGCTTTGTCGCTTGTTCGTCCATTGCTTTGAAAGATTTGAGAATGGCGCGCAATTCCGCTTTGTCATAGGAAATCGATTCCTTAGCCATTCGCCCGCCCTTCCAAAATTTCAATGACCGTCAAAATGTCTTCGGCACTTTCAAACTCATTTGGTGATAACCCCGTTGCCAGGGCTATCTCCCAAACGATTCGACTTAGGCTTCCGACTGGGTAACTTTTGGGTTTGCTTCACCGACGATCACTTCGGAAATAGTTTCCGTCCATGCTTCGATTGGCTTGACTGGTTTCCCAGCGGCTTCCCTCTTCATGGCGTGATAGGCAAGAAATACCAAATCGGAAATTCCGATTTTTTCCTGCGCCTGGGCAATGGTGTGACCCGTTTGCTTCTCCCACTTCACCCATTCAGGCGGTGCCGCCGTGTAGGTGATTTGGTCGCCGTTGTTGTATTCAATTGTTATTGGTAGTTTCATTTTTCTCCCGATTGTTAGTTTTTAACTGAATGTTTCAGTAGGTGTTCCCACCACAATGAATGATAGGTCAACGGTCTGCGCGTCAGGTGCTGCCCCGCCGACTGCTGGAAATACTGGCATGACGTTGAATGCAAACACCGCACCAGTCACGGCAGTCAATGAAACTGCAAGTGTTGTGTTTGGTGCTGATTCGCATGCAGTCCATAGTGCTTCGCACAATGAACCTGACGCGCCCCAGTCTGCAAGCATTGAAACGTCGAATGTCCACTGGTCGTCAATGTGCTTGTAAGCCTTGCCGTCAAGTGTCTGATAAGTCTCGACGGTTGGTGAATTTGCAAGTGTTGCGCTGGTCGCCTGCGCGTCATAGTTAACTGTGGCAATGGTCACGACTAGATCGCGACCCGTAATGATTGTCGTTGGCATTTTGTCCCCTAGTTTGTTTGAGTGTAGTAAGTCGAAACATTGATGTCAGCAACCAGCATTGGACTTTGACCTACTTCCAACACCGTCGGCTTTTCAACAACGCCCACGACGTATCCCGCGGGCATTGCCGCGAGAATTCCTATGATGAGTTTTTCCAGGTTGTCTAACGAACCTGCGTTGCTATTGGAAGCAACAATTGCACTAATTGCAAAATTTAATTTGACCTGTGTTTTTGCTTTACCAATCAACACCACTTCCATGAACGGTGAATCTGGGACAATTACGATCGCAGGTGGGATTGGGGATTCGGGAACTGACGCGTAGCACGTCGCAGATAGCGCACTGAAGGCGTTTGCTAAGGCAGCGCGCGTTTCAGCAATTGAATTGGCTGGCATTATTGACAAACCGTTTCAACGTCTAAAAACGGCATAAGTAATGTGGACACCCTGTTGGTCAAACTTCTACCCATGCGATAAGGCGTGCTGGCGAAATCTACGCCTTCGATCTGCCCACCCGCTGCAACGCGTGATTGGAATACTTCAACGCTGACTGCAAGGATTGCCGATTCAATTGGCGCGCTAGTTGCGTAAATGTCAGCCGCTGAATAGCCTGAAAGTGTTGCAGTGCCTGTTGGAATTATGTCGCGCAATGTGACGTTTGTTGAAGTCAATGCAGCGGTGAAATAATACGGTGTTACCGTCACGACCGTGTGTGTCGCCGTAAATGGCGCAGGCAAACCAGCAACAATGACTGACTGACCAACAACAAAATGGTGTTCGCGTTGCGTGTAAAAATAAGCAACGTTTGATTCTAGTTTGTAAGCGTTAACGGCTGAAGTGTTTGCAACCAACATGGGCAAAATGACGGCTTCAGCGGTGTTGATAATTTCGTCCAGGTAACTGTCTGAATAAAGTGAAACGGACACGCCAAGCACCGTGCGCAATTGGCTTGCAGTGACAATGACTGGCATGTCCGTTTCCTTTCGATCGGCTGCGGCGAGATCGGGAGAACCCGCCGCATGATTAGTTGGGGTTAGTTATCAGGTCTTATTGATACCGAATGCGCCTGCACCGATTTTCGTTGCAATTGCACCGTATCCATAAACTGAAACTGATACCTGACCTGAAGCAATAACGTCTGCGCGTAGGCGATACGTTGGTGATTCATACCATGTGTATGCAGTTGGGTTGATGATCAGCATTGAATCATCTTTGTCAGTGTCATTTGCTGACGGTACGTTTGCAGTGACGTAAAGATCAAGTCCTGCAACGTTTCCACGAATTGAATCTGGACGAACTGAACCACCCGCGTTTGAAGGTTGTGCAGCCATGTAGATTGGACGACCTGAATCGTTCAATGTCATTAGGTTTGCCCATTGTGAAGTGTTCGCAAGAATGTTGCGCGCAAATCCCTGTGTGTTTGAATAAACTGAAGCAGCACCACGTGAAACAAAACCAAGCAATTCAGATGCGGTTGGGTATGTTGTCAGTGTTGTTGCGTCGGCTGTTGCACCGCTTGCAAGTGCAGTGTAGACGGCTAAGTCTGTTGCTTTTGCGTACGCTGCTGACATGTTTGTCAATAACTCATTGAAAAATAGCGGTGAAGTACGGTCAAGCAATTCAACGGAAAATGTCTGTTGTCCTGCGTACTTCTTGACGGATACTGAAAGGAAACTTGAAGCCTGATCAGTTTCTGAAGGTGTGCCTGCTTCGGCAGTTTCTGCCACTGTTGGCATTGTTGTGATCTTTGGAATTTCAAAAGACATGCCAGCGTCAGGCAAAACCCCACGGCTGATCGCATCTACGGCACTTCTTGTCGTGTTTGCTAGTCCATTGATTACTTCAGTCAACTGACGTGTAGGAACTAAACCTGCGTTGTCTGTTGTGTCATCTGCTGCTGCAACGTACTGACGGGCATTCTCGTCACCCAATGAAGCGCGGATTGTGTTTTCTAGGTACTTAGCGGCGGTGAACTCTAAGCGTGGCTTAGTTGTCCAACCACCGACCGCAGCATTTACGTTTGCGGTTACTGACTGGGCGGCTTCTACCGTTTCGGCGGTTGAAGCGTCTTTGACGGTGTCTTCCACTTCGTCTTCTCCTTCTGTTGGTTGTGCTTCAGGTTCGATTGTCGAATCTGAAATTTCTTCTTCGCCTTCTGTGGCGGCTACCTCAGCGACGCGCGCTGATCGGATTGCTGGTTCGCTGGTTAACGCAACGCCTGTCATTTCGCCCTTAATGATGCGCACTGTGCCGTCTTTAAGTGTCTCGTATTCGTCAAAATAAACCTCAACGCTAAAACCATCTCGCAGACCTTCGCTTGCTTCCACTAATGCGTCTGTGCCAGCTGTAGTGTTTGCGATTTTAAAAGTAGCGTCAATGCCTTGCTCGTTGGACTCAATTGATAAAGTCTTGCCAATGCGTCGCGTGCGATCGTGTTCAAGATTAAGCAGCACTGGTACTGCCTCAATGCTTCCCTTTGCAAACTGCACTTTGCCAATTGACGCTGTGCCAGTCTCCTCAAATGTCACAATGCGACCAGTGATCGTGCGACTGTTTGAGTCTGCTGCCGTAATGGCAATTGGTGTGATTAGTTTTTTCATAGCAACATGTCTTCTTCCTCGCGTATTTCATCGATCGACATTGCGCCGATACGATTTAAGATTTCAT